ATGTAGCACTCGAAAACCTCGACCTCCTGCATCGACTCATCCAGCGAGGTGACCTCGAAAGGCTCCTCTCCAGGTGTATATCGCGCAAGACGCTCCTCGGTGAAGTCCAGACTGTTGAATGCTGGCAGCGCGTCTACAGTCTCCTTGTCGAACCCCATCTGGATCAGGATCGACCTGGGAACCAGAGTCCGGTGAGCAAGGAATGGCGCATCCTGAACGGTTCTGGCTTTCTTGCTGACGATCAACTCTTCCGGAGGTACGTTCTCCACGACAACGCGACCGATCTTGTTGCGCTGCTGGACGACAACGCTGCGCGTCTGCATGACCTGACCGTCAACCTCGACTTCCTCGATCTGCTCTGCAACAACCTGTCTGGTTCCGTCTGCCAGTAACAGTGCAAGTTCGATCTCTGAGAGGTTCTTGTAAACCTCCTCGATCACATCCAGCTTCTCATCCCAATACGCTTTGACTGTCCCGGTCTTCTGAAGCAGTGCATCCTTGAACCAGTGATGCAGGATGGTGAAACCTGGGTTTTGCTTGTAGAAAACCCAGTTTGCGTAGTCCGTTGCTTGCTTCGCACCTTCCTCATCACCTGGGCCAACAGGCTCATACTGGATGATGTCATCAGCGCGAGTGAATACCCGGATCAGATCTGGCAACGCACCGTCTATAGCCTCTGCAACCTCAGCGGTGATGATCTGTGATCGACCTTCTACCTCGTTGCCATACGGCTTGCGGAGGTAGTAATCCATCGCTTTAGCGCGTTCAGCGGAAGTCTCTGTGTCGAGATAGCCAATAGCGTCATCGATCTCAGACGACAGAATGCCCTTGAGCCTACCTTCATCCATTTTGCACCTCTGCCCTGCGAGTGTATTGCCGTTTGGGTTGAGGATCTGCCTGTTTCAGCGCAGCAATCTCTTGCTCCAACTGGCGAATGCGCTCACGCAATTCGTGAATGGTTTGGTCAAAATCTCGACGTAGAACGATGTTTCCCTGCGGAACTAGCATCAAACCACCCATTTTGCACTATGTTTAATCGGTTTACCCCAATCGTCATTGGACATCATTTCCAGTGACTCTGCAAGATAACGCCATGCATCAGCAGCGTGAGAATGCTCATCATGCAGTGGCGCACCAGCCTCCTGCGTGACCTGATTGATAGCCCTGCGATACCGTTTGAGATGGTTTACAAGTTCCATCGTCTTGTCAGCATCGAAATAAGCCCTTGGAAAGACCATCCTGGCGATTCTGATACCTTCCTCTGGGTTACCCCTTGGCAGCACAGTAACTCGCCTTCCAAGCGTTTCTAGCAGGTTCTGGGTGGACTTACCGGTCTGGAAGTTCTTGTTTGCTCCATCGTGCGGGATGAAGTCTGTTCCCCATCTCCATTTCCTCGACTCGATCTCCATGACATAGCTGTCAATGGTTCGATGAGAGTCCTCGATGAAGTCAATGATCCTGACTTCTGACGCAACCTTCTGGACAAAGATGATCGACATGGAGTCGTTCCATCCCAAATCCCAGACAGTGTGGACTTTCAGTGTTGCATCGTATGGAACAGACCTAATCCGGCCTTCTCGCTGTAGAGCCTCAATCTCATTTGCGTAGATCGCACCGTCTACAGCAGGTCTGCATCGACCCTCCCAGACTGTCAGATACCCAGTCGGATCTCTGTCTAGCCAGTCTCTGCGCTCTTTGTCTAGCTCTTCCGGGAACCACGGGTTGTCTGACCAGTTGACCTGACAGACCCAGCTTTCAGCAGGTGGATGCGTTACAAACCGGGTGAACGTCTCATCGGTATCCAGTTCTGGGTTGAAACTGACCCATATCTCTGACCCTGGCTTGCGAATGGTCGGAATCAGGATGTCCCAGGATCGTTTACTGACAACCTGAGCCTCTTCCACCCAGCAGACATCTGTACCTTCGTACGATTTAAGATTTGCAACACCCTGCTGACGGATACCTGCGAATGTGAACTCTGTCCCATTCTTGCCGATGATCTTTGTCTCTTGGACCTCGTAGAACTCAGCGAGGTTCAGCAGATCAATCTGATCCTTCAGCAGCCTGTGGACAGACTCCTGGATGCTCTTCTGCGTCTCTCGAGCACACAGCACCCTGATAGGCTTTGTGGCTCCTAACGCTACAAGTGCTCTGGCAATCGACCAGGACTTACCAGATCCTCGTCCACCATGAAGGATCTTGTATCGCTTTGGCTGAAAGAGCGGTAAGAGCTTATTCGGAATCTCGACCTTCTGCCTCAACTCCGACCACCTCTAGGATTGCTGCTGTTTTGATTGGCTCACCATCGATACCAGAATGCTCGACAACCTGTTTCTCTTTCCATCCGGCTCGAGTCTTGAGCCAGAAGATCATAGCGGTAGTGTTTCCTGCTTTGGCCTGCTGGAACAGTGTTTGAGCGACCGCGGCATTCGCCTCCATTCGACCTTCAGTCAGTTCCTTCTTGTAGTGCTTGGTGAGTGTATCGTGGTCAATCTCTAGCTTGTCTGCAATGTCAACATAGCGCACCCCGACAGCGGATAGCGTCTTGACTAGCCGACGATCCTCGTCTGTTGGTTTATGCCGCTTGCCTTGCATTTTTTATATCCGAAAGTGTATTAAAAGTGTCACCTGTTGCCTCTAGCGTTGCCTGCTTGCCGGTGAAGTCTTGCCAGCGTTTTACAATTACATCGCAATACTTGGGGTCTATTTCCATTAATCTGGCAATGCGTCCTGTTTTCTCTGCTGCGATTATGGTCGACCCTGATCCGCCGAAACTGTCATAAACGATCTTCCTACCGGAGTGATCGGATAGGGCAATTTCAATCAGCTCCACAGGCTTCATCGTAGGATGAACCGTGTTCTGCTGTCGCTTGATCTGCCAAACATCACCTCGCACGGTTTTATTCCCTCCGAACGGGCCGTGATAGAAGATGATTTCGTGCTGTTTATAATAAAGGTCAAGGTGCTGAGCTGGATTTATCTTGTCCCAGACAATCATTGCCTTGGCCGGGTGGCCAATCTGATGCATCGCCTGCTTGAAAAGATGGGCGTATTGCCAAGAGCAGCAAACGTACATCACCTCGCAGGGCATAAGGCTCTGCATCAAGAAGTCCAAGAAATCTGGATCTGACATCTTGTCGTTCTTAATCTTTTCCCGACGATCCTTGACCCCCTGATAATCAATGTTGTACGGCGGGTCGGTGAACACCATGTCGGCCTTTTCGCCACCCATCAACTTATCGACCGCATCAACGCTGGTGCTATCCCCGCACATCAACCTATGCTTGCCAAGCAGCCACACATCTCCCAGTTTCGTAACCGGATCAACCGGAACCTCTGGAACTTCGTCCTCGTCCGTCAGCCCTTCTGTTACCTCTACCGGCATCAGCGCGGCAATCTCATCTGCCGAGAATCCAGTCAGGTCTGTGTCGAATCCCAAGTCCTTCAGGTCTGCAAGCTCAATCGACAGCAGGTTGTCATCCCACCCAGCATTTAGCGCGAGCTTGTTGTCAGCCAGGATGTAAGCCTTGCGCTGCGTCTCTGAAAGATGACTCAACCTGATACAAGGCACTTCTGATAGGTTTAGCTTTCGAGCAGCCATCACCCTGCCATGACCGGCAATGATGCTGTTGTCGTCTGCTATCAGTACAGGGTTGTTGAACCCAAACTCTCGGATGCTTGCAGCAATCTGGGCAACTTGCTCGTCCGAGTGTGTACGCGCATTCCTGGCGTATGGAATCAGCTTGTCGATTCCAATCTTCTCTATCATTCCGACTCCTAACGGGTCATCGGTTTCACTCGATCCTTAATCAGCCTTTCGATCTCTGGATCACCCATCTGCTCCGGTGTTGGTGCAAACAATGCTCTCTTACGATTGTCTGTGGTTGTTGCCGGTTCAGACAAATAGTATACAGCGATTGAGTTTCTGGTTACATCAGCAGGACATTTGATTGGATCAGGCAGTCCATGCCATGAGCCTCTAGTGTCGAAGATCACTGCCCTGTTGAACTTCGGCTCAATGACCTTTGCAAGAGTTCTGCTGTCCTGGTACAGGCCCAACCCACCACCCCAGGACGATTCCCATGCAGGAGACAGGTAAACAATAAGGTTAAGCCTACGTTGTAGATGTAGCTTTGGATGTATGTTGTAGTCCAGGTGAACATTGAGCTTCCCTCCTCTGCTGTGCTGATGCCAACCACCACCGTGTAGTCCTTGGTCAGCGAACAGATCCTCGTCTACCATCGATTCTAGGTTCTGTGTGAACTTGTCGCTGGTTAACCAAGCAAAGGTCTTGTATGTCTCTGGTGGGAATCTGTGCCAGTCGTTACAGGTACGCTTGACCTCTAGTGGATTGTCATACCGAAACCAGCATGGATCGTCTGGATCTGGGAACTCTTTTGCTAGCTGATCTGGATTGGTGAAGAAGTCATCTATCACACAATGCCAGTATGGATCGTGGTTTACGATCATTCGACGTTCAAGATACGCACTGCTTCTTCTTCTCCAGGAAACACGACAAAATTGCTAGTCCCTTTTCCTGACCCTCGTGATCCTTGGTCTAAATACCGGACACCAGGAATCCCTGCTTGGCGCAGCATATTCGCAGCCTCTTTGTCACCAATAAGACCACCAAGCGGTTGAAGAATATCTGCGCCACCTTTTAGGTCGTCATATTTTCCAATGCCGATATGTTTTTTTACATCATCCGGCAATTTGTTCAACGCATTTTGCACAAACTTTGGTTGCTGATTAAGAGGCTTATCCCAGTCAATCATCTTGCCAATCATCTCGTCTGGTATGTCTACTGTGTAAAAAGACCCTGGATCTCTATAAAAAATTTCCGGTTTCAAAGACTTTGCAACGTTGGCGACTTCCATTCTGCTTGCCGCCTCTTTTCTAATCCTTTCAACAAGCCCTGGATTAGATTCTGCGAAACCAAGCATTTCATCTGCGGCATCTATCCAGTATTTATTTGTAGCAGCAATAGCTTCTGTTGCAGACATTCCAGTCTGCATATTTCTGACTATCATGTTATGAGCTTCTGCCATCGGACTATCTGAAGGTATTGTCTGTAATTTTTTGTTATCTACCGTAACATTTGTTGAAAGTTTGTCCCTGTACTCTTTAGCCACCCCTGGAGACTCAGCAAAGTACAATCCATGCCCATAAGCCTGAGCACCCTCACCAGAACCAATCTTGCTTGCATCAAACTTGCTGAATCTGTGTGGACTGCCATGATAGCCAGTCAACGCAAGCAGACCAGCTTCCGGGTTAGCCTTCATCATCTGCACAGCATCAGCCAGCAAACTCGGAACCTGTGCAGCAGCCTTAGCACCAACGGAAAAAGCTCCTGCTGGCGCTCCGATCCCAGGCATACTGCCCAGTGCCTGACCAGTTCTGTACATATCTTCTGCCAACAATCCACCGTACTGAGGTTTGTCAAGCCCTAGATAACCTCTACCGATACCACCAGCAATAGCAGCAAAAGGCTCACCAATATTGCGCTGGTATGCCCCGTAAGCCTGTTCTAGTCCCAATGCGCGGAGTAGCTGGCTGACATCCATGTCACTTGCCCTTATTGCGTTCGCTGATAGCCTTAGCTTTAGCCTTAGCGTCTGCCTTGGATGACGCGCCCCAGGCTCTCAGTGACAGCAGCAAACGGGTTGGTTTTCCGTCCTTGAACTCTGGCCCAGGCATATCACCCATCCTAGCCAGGAATGATGCCCTGCGCGGATTGTCACCAGCCTTAACAGGAGCCT